GTAGCTGGTGTATTCCTCAAACCCTTGCTGTCCGAACCACTGGTTTTTTGCCTGCCAGCGCAGAGTTTTTTCGTCCGGTTCAGCCCTTGAAGGTTGGGCTTGTGGCGTTTGTACATCAAAATTTTCTTCCTGTAAAGGGGTAGGACGATAATTTTTTACTTGTTCTGCACGAATTTTTGCATCCATCACAGCTTCTTGGGCTTCAATGATGGCATCCGTGTCAAAGGACTCTTGGGCTTCCTTGAGTTTGCGACGTGCCATGGCGAGTTCTGACTCGGCCTTAGACTTTGCGCCCTCAATGATGGCTTCTTGTCCTGTGTAGACGTTTTGCTTGAGGCGTTTGTTTTCCTCAATCAACTGCTGTGCTAGACGCTCCAGCTCTTGCTTCTCACGCATTGTTGCTTCTTTGACACGGCGCTCGTCGTGACGAGCGTGGGTCAACTCTTTAATGCGTCCTTTGACTTTTTCAGAGTACGTCTCGATCTCTTCGTCGGTCGGATCCAACACTTCGCGGTCAAGGGGCTTGCGGCCTCTGTCACGCTCAGGCGTATCGTCTTCAATTTCAATCTCTACGTCATCTGCACCTTCGATTTCAAACTCGACTTCGCCAGTCTTTTTGTCTTCGGTTTCGTCAGGGAACTTGTACGGTTCAGCCATATTCTTCCTTTCAAGCGCGGGTCAGGCCGCGAGGGTCTAGCACAACAGCATCAACTTGGTCGTCGTTGATGAGGCGGAACTCCTTGCCAAAGATCTTGAATCTTGTGCCGGAGTAAGTACGTACTAACACGAAGTCGCCCTCTTTACACCATGCTCCGTTGGGAAACTTGGCGGTGTCTTTGTACGCATCGGGGCCTACGCGCAACACAAACAGCACCGTGGTGGCGTGTTCTTCTTGGCGCAGTGTGGCGGTATCTCTCACGAGATCCAGTGATGTACCTGCAATCTTTGTATCGACTTCAGGGACTACGCAGAGCAGCTTCCAACCTGTTGGGGTGGGCAGTGCACCTGCTTTTGTGTCGTTATCATCATCTTCGTCAGGCTGTTCGACTGGCTGGATGTGTGGCGGCAACGAAATACCGGGGGGCAAAATCAAACCGGATTCAGTTTCGATCATGTGCGTCTTCTACTTTCTTCAGCAGGTCAAGAACATAACGCTCTGCGAGAGCTAGACCTGAAATAATCCCGCAGAGTTTTTGGTATTCCTCAAAAGTGCGGCACGAACCGCCAGCGATGTCATCGGCGTAGTTGTTCATGTCGGTACGTATTTGGTTGCGCAATACGTTTGCGAAGTCTTGGATCATTTTCTAGAACCTTGGTTCCTGCTATTTTGAAGCGCAGCAGTTCGCGCTTGCAAGTCCGTCTGGGCCTTACTCTTTGCGATGTCAACGCCCATTTGGACGCCGGCACGTTCTTGTTCAAACTGTTGTTTGGATTGGCTTTCTTTAATTTGCGCACCTGTGCGTAAAGCTTCCAACTCCAGTTTGCCACTGACTTCTTGCTCTTTCAGCTGTTGGGCATCTGCCTTGGCTGCGGCATCCATCATGATCTTTTGTTTCTTCAACTCTAGCTCTTGGCCTTTGAGTTGGAGTTCTTGCATCTGCAACTGCAAGACAGGGTCTTGTGCTTGTTGCTGTGCTTGTTGTTGTGCCGCTTGAGCTTGACTTTGTTGCAACACTTGCTGTGCAGCCTGCGCCATCATGCCTGACAAGGCAATCTCCACCTGTGGTGGCAGCTTCTCGTCTTCGGGAGGCAGTGGCATACCAAGTTGCTGCTCGATCTTCTGACGCATCTGGTAACCAACGTGCTCTGCAATGTGTGCAGTAATTGCACCCATGATCTTGGGGGCCTGTGGGTTCTGTCCAATGAACTGCTGCATCTGTGGGTCTTGCAAGAGCAGCATGTGCACTTGGATGTGCGACTGATGGTCTTGATGCAAGAAAGCTTTGAGCGGTTTGCCGGTAAGCGCATTCTGATTCTCTTGCACAGGATCTGTCGGCTTCTGATCGTCCTCAATTGGTACAAGCTTTTCAGCGTTCTTGATGCCCAACACGTTCAACATACCACGGTGCAACTCTGGCAAGTTGTAGATGTCCGGAGCCATCTGCGCCATCTGGATCACAGCCTGATACTGGATTACGCGCTGAGACATTGTCGCTGCGTTGGGGTCTGACACTGGAATGATGTCGACCTTGTCGTAGTCAGCTTTCTTTGCCTTGCGATTGCCGTACTCAGGCGTGTATGTGTAGTCTGGATCGGTGTAGTCGCGGATGATGTTCTTCAAGAGCTTCAACTCTTGCTTCAGCGCAAAGTGCACACGAGCCTGAACAGCCGTCATCACCTTTAACTGACGCTCCAACAACGCGAGTGTTGTTCCCACAGGAGCCTGCGCAGACATGTCAGACACCTTCATGTCAGCCGTTGCCGCAAAGCGACGACCTTCATCAACGATGGTCTGCATCAAATTGAACAGCGTTGCGCTTGGCTCTTTGTAAGGCAAAGGCAGGATGCTGTCGCGAATGTTGCCAGACGCTACGTCTACGTCGCGCCACTCTCCCGGGGCAATCGGCGTGTCATCACCTTTAATCCGAAGCCCTCTGGATTTGAGACCGCCGGGAAGATTAGATAACGTTCCTGCGTCGACCAGTTGACGCATAAGGCTAGTGGCTGACTTGGCAAAACCGCCGATAAGGTGGAAGAGTCCAAAACCATAAGCTCCAAATCCGGGGATGTACTGGTAGTGTACAAAGTGCTGTCGCTTAAGTCTAAGTACATCGTCTTCATTCCAGTTGCGGCGTATGGACAGAATGTCATTGGTGCCTTTGATAATTGTTACAACGTACGGCAACATGATGCCGGTCTCTTCTTCCTCACCATCTTCATCCTCAACCATGTCCTCGTAACCTTCAAGGTTCAAGTCAACATGGCACTCATAGATTGTGTAGCGGTCGTCGTTCAGGTCGTTGAAGCCTGTCTCTTTGTCCTTGGCTTTCTGAATGTCCGTGCGATCCTTTGGCGCATCAGGCAGGTCGATGTCCAGATAAAACCCAGCTTGCTGAAGCTTGATGACTTCATTCTTGGTCTTGCGCATGACGTGCGTGACGCGGTGGCAAGTGTCCAGATCTGTCGCACCGTATGGCAGGAGTATGTCTTCTGCTGGCACAAACATTGATACCTGACGACCAAGACCGGGGTCGTAGTACACCTTCTTGAACGCTGAACCTGTAGCTGGCAGTGACCAGAGCATGCGCTCATGCTCAGCACGGTACTCGACCATGTTCTCAGTCAACTCGAAGTTCATGTCCTCTTCAACGTTGGCCGCAATCTCTTTCATCTCAGGCGTGTCTTTGCCCAAAATTTTAGAACGCACTGGCCCTTGTGCTGGGAACGTCTCGGTGATTGTCTCGGCTTGGAACCTGACGACCGCCTCTGTAATCATCGGGTGGAACACGCCACACGCGCCTTGCCACGGCTCAGTGCGCTCCTCAATCTGCAGGCCCAAGAGCTTCAGACCATCAACGTACGTCTTCTCCCACTCTTTGCGCGACTGCTTGTCTTGGTCAATGTCAGCAACCAAGTCACCGGCCAGAGACTGCAAGGCACCATCGTCTATGTACTCGGCCAAGTTGTCATTAAAGCCTTCTTCGTCTGGCGCTTCCTTGCCAATGGTGATCTCCATACCATCCATGCCAATGGTGACTTCTTCGGGATCAACGATCTCGATCTCCAAGGGGGATTCTTCTTGCGCCAGTTCTTCAATGCCAACCGGTTGTTGGAAAAGCGCTTTGTCGATGTTCGTTGCCATGTGTCGTCCTAGTAGTATTCGTATGTCTTACGGCGGAAGTACTGGGGGTCATCCTTCTCGTCCGATTCCAAAGAAATAAAGCCGCCTTGCCTAAAGCGTAGCAGCGCCTGTGTTGTCGTATCCACGAAGTCGTCGTGCTCCCCAACTGGGAACGCGGCCATCTCTTCAATTACTTCCCGTGCCCAGCGTGTATCGGGTGCCCAGACTTTACCTGAACTGAATAAATCTGCAACAGCGTTGACGCGCACAGTCTTGTCGTTACCGCGGCTAGGGGAGAACTCTTGGACTGGGATCCCCATCGCCCGAAGTTCTTGGATCAGTGGTGCGCCAGCCGCCTTTTTCTCCACAATGAACGCGTCTGGCTCCCACTCCTTGTAGTGCTTGAGCGCAACGACCTTGAGTTCTGGGAATGCCATCCTGTCTTTAAACGCATCCAGCAAGATTAGCTGGGGTGAGTCATTCTCTTCCTCGTTGTAGAAGATGCCCCACGTTGTGCAGGCTGAATAGTCAGAGTTGTTCTTGGTTTCAAACGCCGTATCCCATGACTGGATGATGTATTCACACGTTGGCGGCTCGTCGCCTTCCCAAATACGCCACATCTTGCGGCTCACGATGGCCGAGTTCTCAGCCGTTGGCTGCTGCATGTACTGCGCATTCCAATATCGTGGGTCAATAGACGCTTTGGTAGCTTTCAGCGCTTCAAGTGGCCACTGCTCTGGCCAAAGTGACTTCTCAGTCTCTTGATCTTCGTTCAATATGGCCGGAAGCTCGACAATTTCCCATGGAATTGCTTCTGGGTTGCGGGCTTGGTAGTCAAGCAGACGCCCAGTCAGGTCTAACAGCGACCATCTAGTCATAATCACAATGATCGCACCGCCCGGCATCAGACGTTGCAAGGGGCCCGTCTGGAACCATGACCAAGCTGTATCAAACGCAAGTCTAGAGTTGGACTTTACGTCCTGCTCCGAGTGAGGATCGTCAATAACGAACAGATCAGCACCACGACCAGCAAGAGCGCCCCCGACACCAGCAGCATAGTACTGACCGCCAGCACTTGTAGACCACTTACCAGCCGCCTTCTGGTCATCTGCCACCAGCGTTTGGGGGAAAACTTCTCTGTATTCATCTGAATCAATCAAGTTACGCACGCGCCGACCGAAGTCTTCAGACAGACCCGCAGTGTGCGTGCCCATGATGATCTTCTTGTTGGGATACTTGCCAAGGAAGTATGCGGGGAACAGGTAAGACGAGAACTCAGACTTACCCATACGCGGCGCGATGTTGATAATCACACGCTTTTTCTTGCCCTCGACCACATCTGTAAAGATCTTAGCCAACTTCCTGTGGTGGGGGCCAATCTTAAAGCCCGGATATACGCTTGATGCAAACCCCAACATGTTTGTTTTGGCTGCCTGCAGGCTGGCGCGGGCCTCACGCATCTCTAAGTCTTGGAACAACTCCATCTTTTCGTGGAGTGTCATGTGCGGAAGCGCCCGCGCCATGGCTTCTAGCTCAACTTTACTCAGCGTTGTAAAGTTTTCAGGCTTCATCTGTCTTTTCTTCCGTCACATCAACAACGTCGATCACGCCCATGAACCTGTTGAGCTTGTCTTTAATGCGCGCCTCTAGCTCTACGTCCGACATCTCGGTCTTCTTAACCTCAATGCGCTCAGTAAACAGCGCCACTTCCGTGACTTTACCCAGCATGTCCAAGGCTTTAAGCCTGATGCGTGCGTCTGGGTGTTCGACTTCTTTTAGGATCTGCGCCACTGCGTAGCCTCTCAGTTCCTTGGCCTGCTCAACAAACGCCCAATCGTAGGCTGTCAACATTCCCACTAGGTGCTGCACGGCGGCTGGCGCCTTTATATTTGCCAGCGCTTGTTGCGTATTTCCAACAGGCTGGCCTGTGACCAGCGAAGCAAATGATTTGCGTGCGGCTTCTGCGTCAGCCTTGGTCTCAATCTCTTCGTCGTCAAGTTCCAAATCCTTAAGCCACTGCGCTGTTTTGACTTTAGCGTCGATGGTTGTGGTTGGATTTGCTTTTTCAAAAGACAGCACTTCCGCCGTGGCGTCGACCACGTCTGGATGAAACTCGCCGTTAATCAGATGTTCAAGCATTGCGTAGGGTTAGTGCTGGCGTTGCACTTGTTGCCTCGTTGCAGTTAGTGTACACTTCTTTTCGGCAATGGTGCAAGTTTTTGTTCTGTTGCTTCTCCTTGAGGTTCGCCTCCTTGAACCCCCGAGACCGTCTGCAGACCCTCGGGGGTCTTTTTTTATTATGGTGTGTCCAACGTTTGACATGGTACCTTGGAATTTTTTATAGTGGGGTGGGGGGGTGAGTTAGACATGGTTAGATTTTGTTAACTTTTTTGATGGGGTGGGAGTCGTGTTTTTGAAAAATTGGATTTGCGGCTATGGAATAGTGTTTATATGCAGCCATGGTGCCGACCCCAATTAGGGGGGGTGGGGGATGGGTGGGGTCAACCACAGGGCAAATCGAGGGTCGCCCAAAACCCCCCAAATTGCACCCCTTCGTAAACTAGAGGTATCGGTTAGGGAATGGTTCTCTAGCCGATTGGGGACAAGGTGTCCCTGTTCTTTACTTATCTCTAGGAGAATCAAAATGGCTTTATCTACTCACATCTCTCTCGCACTCGATCACGCCGCAATGTATGACGAGTGCATCGTCAAAGCACGCAAGGATGCTAAGGACATGACGCACGAGCAAGTGCGTGTCGTGATCCTGCCCATTGTGGCGAGCAAGCCTAAGTACGCTGTGCCTCTCATCGAGGGCAAAGGCAAGGCAAAGGGTACAAAGGTTATGGATAGCACCCATGCAAACTACGAGAACGCTAAGCGTGCCGTGACGAGATTATTGAGTGACATCAAAGGTGCAAAGCTTCCCGCATCATCAGGTGCAAGCGAGCCTGTCGTGTTGCCTCGTGGTTTGGTTAGTGGCACAACCAAGAAGATTATTGACTCAGGCTTGACGCAAGCACAGTTCAACGAGTTCATTGCTCAGTTGCGTGCTTCTGTTTCTTTTCAATAATCTCAATGGGGACACAATGTCCCCATTCTTTCCACGGCGTGAGAGGGTGAGCCTTTCACGCTGTTTCTTTTCTTGTCCAACCTAGGAGTTAAGCATGCTTTATCAAATCATCGTTCGCAATGGCTCAGCCAATCACTACGCATCTTCTGACAATTTAACCTGTGCCGTGACAATCTTCAACGCCCTGACCAAAACCTTCAGCCATGTCGAGTTGTGGCAAGGCGCTACATTGTTTCAAGAGTACAAGAACTGCTACGCCGTCATGCCTCCAGTTGACAGCGATCTAGACACCATCCAGTTCTAATCTGCAGGAAATTCTCTAAGCCTAGCGTGCTAGGTTTAGGGGGCAAGCCTGCCCAAACAACTTAACCTCAAGGAGTTAATCATGAAACCCACAGCGGTCATCTCGCACATCGTGTGTTCACTCACACTTGTCACATCCATTGTCGTAGGCTTTCACGGCATGAACGAATACGGCGTTGCCCCATTGTGGGCGTTGCTCACGCTTGGCGGATCGTTCTTGCTAGGCTTTCAACTCATGCTCATCATCACAGGAGAATAACCATGCGTAACCTAATCCAACCAACAACCAAGGAAGTCGGCATCATCACCATTCGTGGGCGTGACTACCATATGCAAACCATCAGCTACGGATCACAACATCAGGTTCATGTGTTCCGCAAGGGCGCATTGCACCTGCGTGGTATGGTCTTCGAGAACCAACAAGCGTACGAGCAATGGAAGAACGGAATGCATCAGCTTGATTTGTTCTAATAAACGGGGACATTTTGTCCCCATTCTCTTTAATCTGAGATTATTGAAGGTCACACCATGCGTAAAATACAGATGGCGAAGACTAAAAACTTTTGCCACTTCTCACACCACCCCAAACGCCCAGTAAATATGGGCGTTCCCGAAATTTCTGGCTATCTATCTATCTTTTTATATATATGTATATATATAGGAGTCTTTTCTAGGGGGTGTGTATATTTTCTTGCGAGCCACCCTCTCAATAATCTCGTCAGCAGATTCTTTCTTTGCCTGCCGTTAGCAATTTGGAAAATACATAGATACCTTGCCACATTCCTGCGGTATACTAGCGTTCATGCGGTCTCCCGCATGGCACAACAAATGGCAGGATTTTTTAGTCTCCGCCATCTGTACTTCACACGACCCCTAACCTTCAATAATCTCATGCACAAATCCTACATTGCCCTCACACCAAACGCCCTTCATCAAAGATTATTGAAGGAACGCATACACCCAGCCGAGATGCAAGCGATCAAAGATGAGGTAGCTGCACTCAAAGAATCTCAGCGTGTCGACAAGATCACCCGCACGCAACGCAAGGCAGAGTGGGACAAGCTACTCAAACCCCTGCGATACGAACTCAATAATGCCAAGGTTGGGCGTGCATACGATCTTGACGATGAGTCACGAGTCGAGGCGTTCGATGCGTACATCCTAGTCATGGAGACATTATTGACTCGCTTCGCACAGCCAATGAAGATGCTTGAGGCTACGCCCATACAACTGGCGCTTGAGAAAGCCTTGCCCAACAACGGCGAGCATTGGACTGATTGGGTGCCTGAGAAGATTAAGGTGCGGATCGGGCTGATGTTCGAGGCACTACCCCCGAAGCTACGAGCCAAACGCAAGACACCCTTTCAGCGCCTATCCACGCCCGAGCAGAACGCCAAGGCAAAGGAGAAGCTATTGCGTAGGACAACCAAGGAAATCGAAACCCTTGAACGCAAGCAAAGCGTGACGCAGACCGAAGCGGGGCAAGCAACCCTAGCCAAGATGCGTGAAGCCATGAAGATTATTGTGAAACTAAATACCACCGAACACATCCCTGCTACATGGGCGGGTGTGCTCTGACGCACAGAAACGACCAGTTTCATCTTTTTTTGGGGCTTCCCATGGGAATTCCCAGAACGGGGACATTTTGTCCCCATTGGTCACGGCGCTTGGGCAATGCCGTTGACCATCCTCATACAGCCTAGGCAAATTCAAGGAGAAACCAAAATGAAACGAGAACCACACAGCAAGTTCACCCACGCCATTGTGGATTACCGCCTGATCTGCAAGCCAACATCGAGGAGTATCTGTCCGAGATGGATGACCTGCGTACGCAGAACCCTGCCAACTATTTTATCTAAGGAGAAGCAGCATGAGTTTAGAAATAAGAAGACGCATCGACATCCTCAAGGATGAGATCAGAGGTCTAGAAGAATCCGACATCGTTACGCCCACGATGGTGCGTGCGTGGGTTGGCTCGGACAACATGAGCGTTGATGCACTCATCAACTTTGCGACTCAGTGCATCAATGAGATACCGCACTTCAAGTATTCAGTTCAGGAGTATTGGGAGGATCAGCTTAAAGACACGATGGACTGGTCTAAGACCACGGCTATGTGGGATGGCGAAGACTGGCTGTTCGCAGGTGTACCGCCCGAGGCAGGTTGGCCGTCAGGTCAGACGTGCTTCAGCGAGCGAGAGCTAGGTATGTGCATATCGCCTGAGAGGGCAATCAAGGCGCTTAAAGCGTGGGTAACAGAAAGCAAAGGAGGACTGTAATGAAGAAAGCTAAACACAAAACAAACGCACAGCTTATCGGTGACCTTATGTCACACAGCAAGCAAGGCGTGCTCATGCAGGCGTTCCTCATCGAGGCTATCGCCAAGTACTCAGAACAAACCAAAGTCTCACCGCCTTGGTCAAACCAAAGCTTCATCAGCGAAGCAGCATGGCGTGCGTGTGCTGACGAGGCACTCGAAGCAATCCACAACAGAAGTAAATGGGAGTAAGTAATGACAGACGCACAGAAACAGGAGGCAATTCTTTTACTCAAGAAAACGCAGGCTCTCATTAAGAATCTAAATGAGCAGTCACGCAAGGATCACTCGTTGTATGTATGCATGGACTTATACGACGATGTGTTGAAGAGCTAGATTCAATCATTAACACGCTAGGAGAAACAGTATGAGAGTAGTTCGAATTCGTATACACGGGAGATACAAAGTCCCATTCGGTAACCCGTTCTCGGCTACCGCCTTAGTCATACCGCCCGAGTTGTCCGACTCGATGCGTGATGAGGTACTCAAGAAGTACAAGGATGCCTACTATGTGTTCGATGCAGGCGACCCAATCGTGGGCGAGCACAACACATTCGAGGTGGATTCGTTCGATGTAATAGATGACATGGAGGTAGCCCTAGCCTGAGCAACAGGCGTTTTGTTAGTGTGTTAGTTCAACGGGGACACTCTGTCCCCATTCTTTATAACTCAAGGAGAAGTATATGTTTCAATTCACTAAGTTCGATATCGAAGACTTCATCGACTCTATGGTCTACACAATGTTTATCGTGTCCCTTAACAATCGGTACATGGTATACAACGGATCTCGCAGACGTCTGACATTATCTGATCCCATCCAAGCAGCCTTCAAGTCACCGCTTGATCTGCTTACCAACGACAACCTTGCGCTGTGGACTCGTACCTCACGCTATCGTGTCAGAGGTGAGGATGCTCTGCTTGCGCCTCATATGGTTACGTACAAGCAGACTTGTGAGGACACTCGTGATCGCTACGACATACATCAGATGATGCGTAGGCTTCTGACACCCAGAAGCTTGACTGATATGCCTCGGCTTATGCGTGGCACGATAGCTAATCGTATTGATTTTGCCGTCGATGCTTTTGCACGCAAGCATGATCCTAGTGCGTATGGGGTTCACACTCCCAGCCCGCACGCTGTGTTCAAGGGCAATCACTGCTACAACCCAGATGTGTTCAGGCTTATGCGTAGTTCGTTCCAACAATTCGGTCATCTCGTTGCTCGTGCCAAGGCGGGTGATGAGTCCGTCACCGATGACCAGCTAGGCACTGCGTTCTATGACTTGTCGAGTCGTTACAGCGATTCCACTAGCCATATCGAGAATGCGTTTGAGGCTGTTAGTGATATGGATCTAGGCATTGTGCAATGCGACTGCGGTCACTATGAAGACCAGCACAACACGCACGATGTGCGTAACGATACGTGGTGTGAGTCGTGCTTCGATGATGACGCTGTGTACTGCGAGGACAACGGCGAGTACTGGCCTCGTGACGATGCATACTACTCCGAGTCTCGTGATGCGTACTACTCGTATGATCGTGACGAGGATGACGATAATGAGGATGATGATGACAGCGATCAGCCGATCATGTCGTACTCTACCAATGTCATCAGCGTGCTTGGCAATGAGTCTGGCATCAAGTCTTCTCACTTCGGTGAGTTCACCATGGGCATCGAGCTTGAGATGACATCGGGTGAGAGCTACGCTGATTCAGCCGCTGAGTCTGTGCGTAGCCGTCTTGGCTCCTCATACTGCATCATCAAGCATGACGGCTCGCTTCCGCACAACGGCTTCGAGGTCGTGACTTCACCGCAAGGTCTAGCCAAGCACATCGAGGTGTTCAAAGCGTGGGAGATTGACCCTGCCTATCGTGCATGGAACACAGGCAAGTGCGGTATGCACGTACACATTGACTCTCGTGCGTTCACTCAGATGACGCTTGGCAAGTTCCTCATGTTCATCAACAGCAATGGCAACGTCGACTTCATTCGTAAGATTGCAGGTCGCCATCCATCTGTCGATGACCAAGCCCGTAGCTACTGTGCGGCAGAGCACCAGTCCATACTTGCCAACCCCAAGAAGGCTGTCAAGGGTAAGTCTGGTGAGCGCTATCGCATGGTCAATATGTGCAACCTTGGCAGTCGTGAGGCTTTGCGTCTTGGTCTTAGCATGGACAACAGCTACAACGGCAAGTACAACACTGTCGAGTTGCGTATCTTCCGTGCTTCGCTCAAGAAGGAACGTCTGCTTGCACAGATCGAGTTCAC